GGGGAAGATGTATCCAGTTCCGTCATAATCGACGATTTCTCTGTTCGCCATTTATTTTTATTATATACAACTATTATAAATGGATTCTTATCAACATATTATTCTTTACCGTCGTCTTGACAACTGTTCTCCTGCTTGTGATTCTTTCAATATCCAAGTTTATGACGACCCTGATTGTGTTTTTGACGCATTCCTCGCTCACTGGGGTGCTTATAGGGACGAAAGACAAATTAAATTCTTTATCGACAAGTCGGGCGACGACCTCTGGAACTTTGTTTCCAACTTACGGGACTATCTCTCCAACAAATACACCGATAGTTTCCTTTTCTCTACTGGTCGGGAAAACGCTCAACTTATTCAACTTACCCCTCGTAGAGTCCGTCCCATAGTATAATTTTACCCATTTATCTTTTTTTATCTGTATATTACATATAAAATGTTTAACATCGACAAGATAGGTCGCCCTGTGGCGAAGATTGTAGGCAACAATCCCAAGTGGAAGAACAAAATCGTCTCTCTTCATAACGAAGACGACGAAGATGTCGATAAACAATTCTCACGTCTCGAACTTCCAGAAGGTCTCAAGTTCCAACTCGTTCCTGATACGACCAAGGAGAGAACTATCGGGTATTTGACAGGTGCTTCAGGTAGTGGTAAATCAACATTCACTCGTATGTATTGCGAAGAATGGAAGCGGAAATTCAAGGACGGCGACATCTATCTTTTCAGTAATCTTAAGGAAGATGAATCACTTGACAGCGTTCAACCCAAGCGTATTGTTATAGGCGACAACTTAATCACCGACCCTATCGAATGTAAAGACCTCGCTGACTCACTTGTCATTTTTGATGATGTCGATTGTATCAAGAACAAACAGTATAGGGAAGCAGTCGTTAAACTTATGAATGAAATTTTAGAAGTCGGTCGTCATAAACACGGCGGTAGTAGAGGTATTTCTTGTATCATTACGAATCACTTACCTACCGACCGCCAATTCACTCGCCGTATCCTCAACGAAGCACACTGGTGTGTTTATTTCCCTCACAGCGGGGTCGGGAGACAGACCTCCTATATGCTTGAAAATTATTTGGGTATGGATAAAGACCTGATTCTTAAAATACGCCGTATGAAAACTCGCTGGTGTTGTGTCTTCCGTAATTATCCTATGTTCTATATGACCGAACGCTACTTGTCGCTCATTAGCGAAGATGATGATGAATCAAGCGATAGTGATTAATATCCATTTATTTTATACATTTATAGTATAACATAAATGACTGACTTACCTACACATATCTACTACGACCTTAACATAGTCAATAATGACAGCACAGGGCAGAAACCTCCTGTTCCAGTCGTCTTTAATGAAATTCGTAATTCGCCTATCGTCCATAGTCCAAAAGACTATTATGTCAGTGTCGTTCGCTTCCAATTAGAAACCTCTAACACTTTACCAACGTTCATTCCGCAAATTATGTTAAATCAAGCAGACATAGGTAAGACCATATACAGTTTCACTATGACCTATAAAAGTCCTGTCAATAATGTCGTTTATCAACATCAGGAATATATGAAATGGTCTAATGAAAATTTTGACCCGTTAGTTCCTATTCCTCCTTCACCAACAACTATAGAAGGTAATACATCACCTTTCTACTTTGGTTATAGCGTCCAACACGTCGTCGATTTATTAAATAAGTGTCTGGAAGACTGTTTATTTAATCTTAATGTTGCCGTAGTTGCAGGAACTGGGGTTAATATTCCTAATTTCACTTCCTATCCTTACTTTTTACTCGACGAGACTCATAAACGTTTATCATTAATCGCTCGAGAAGATGTCTTTGCAAACACTGGTCTTGCTTTCCAACATAACGTTTTCATCTATGCAAACTCCCCGATGTTTAACTTAATCAGCGGTTTCCAAGCACAATATTACGGCGATAATCCTAACATCGTTAATGGTAAGAACTACTTAATAGTCATCAAGAACATCAAGAACAGCAACTACTACTTACATAACAATAGTGCAAGTCCTCCTGCTTACTCTTACAACGCTATTCAAATGTATCAGCAATACAGTTCTACACCTCTTTGGAGTCCTATTGACCGTATCGCTTTCACTACTGCTTTATTACCTATCAGTCCGTCATTAACCGCACAACCTCTTGTTTTCAACGCAGATGCTGGATTACTCAACACAGGTAATAACGCCAACATTTCACTTCTTTTAACCGACTTCCAAGTCCAAGACGACCAAGGGGGTGTCTCTTATAAACCTCTTATCAACTACTTGCCTACCGCTGAATATCGTCTTATCGATTGTAATGGTAATAACCCTATCTCGGCAATTCAAATTGCTGTCAGTTGGATAGATAAATTTGGTAATTCCTATCCTTTCTACCTAACTTCGAATTGTAATGCCTCTGTCAAATTATTATTCCGTCGCAAAGATTTCGAAGGCGAAAAGGAAGACGTTTAGAAAGTTCGGTAAATTTTTATCTTCGCCTATAGTATAGAAGTTTTAGACAATGTCCTCCGCTGATATTCAAAAAGTTATGGTTTTAGATGACCGTTTAGCGGTCTCAAGCGAAATTCGTTATGCTGTAAATAGAGGGGCACAAAATATGACAAGTGCAACTTTTAACGCTATTACAAAATCCGCTTCACAAATTACCTTCAACGTGCAAGTTCCAAGCGAACAAGTCATTATTGACCGTCGTGTCATCTTACGTTCCCAAGTTTCATTCCGTGTTTCAGGTGTTCCTTTAGCAGGTGAATATTTAGTGAATTACGGTTTAACCGAAGCATTTGGTTCATTCCCATTACATCAATTAATGACTACTATCCAAGCGACAATTAACAACAATACTTCCGCTATAAATATTCGTGATGTCTTACCTGCTATTGTTCGTATGAATGACGTTCGTGAATTACAAGCATTCAACGGTATGACTCCTATTGCTTTCGATACTTATAAACGTTATAGTGATGCTGTCGGTGCTACTAACAATCCATTAGGTAGTTGGGTCAATGTTGCAGATAATGACTTATTACCTCGTGGTAGTTTCATTATTGATTCTATTGCTGGTAATACTATCGGTGATGGAACTGCGGTAAAGAATGTCGATATAACGGCAACTTTCAGCGAACCTCTTTTATTATCGCCATTTTTGTTTGCAAATCCCGCTCACAAACAAGGATTTTTCGGCATACAAAATTTAAATATAACCTGCAATATAGGTGATACAAAGCGTTTCTGGAGAACTGCTAAAGCAGTCTCATCAGCAGGTCAATACAACGGTGCTTCCTATTCAGTTAGTTTAACTGGTGATGGTTTCGTATCTGCTTCATTAATCTTCAACTTTTTAACTCCGCACGCTTCACAAGCATTAACCTCCCCAAGAAACGTCGTCCCATACTATGAATTGCCTCGCTACATTACACGTTTATCATTTGGTGCTCCATTAGCAAGCGACGCTCAAACTCAAGTCTCTACGCAAACAATTCAATTGAATCAAATACCCGACGCACTTATAATTATGGTGCGAAAACCATTAGCAAGTCAAAATTGGGCGGACACTGAAACTTTCTTAAAAGTCAATCGTGTCGTCGTCAATTGGAACAACAACAGTGGTATTTTAAGTTCAGCAACTCCTCAAGACTTATACCGCTATGCTCGTGAAAACGGTTCAACCCAAAATTGGTTAGAATTCTCTGGTAAGGCAAATAGAAATCCAACTTTACCTGCATCATTATCATCATTATACACATCGGGTAGTATGGTCGTTTTAGAATTTGGTAAGGATATTCAATTGGTAGATGAATTCTACGCAAGTGGGTCAATTGGGTCATTTTCTTTACAATTACAATTAGATATTGAAAATAACTCATACGAGTCATTAAGCGAAGCGGAAATCTGCTTAATCACCAAAAATTCAGGCGTATTCGTGAGCGAAAGAGGTGCGTCTTCGATTTTTACCGCTCTTTTAACAAAGGCGGACGTCTTGTCAGCAAGTCAAATGATGCCTTACACTCGTGGAGATATTCGCCGTATTATCGGTGGAGGTTGGTTCGATACATTAAAGTCAATTGGTAAGGAATTATTACCTGTTGGTCGTGATGTCGGTTCAAAATTATTAATGAAACAATTAGGATTAGGTATGTCTGGCGGTATGGAATCAGGCGGTGCAATGTCGGGCGGTATGTCGTCAGGTGGTGCAATGTCAGGCGGTTCAAAGCATAAATTAAGCAAACACTTACAATAGATTTTTTAACGTTTAATATAAATATATATTCTTTGTTATATATATATATCTCAAATGTCAGCAAGCGAAGCAGTCCTTTATAGAGCACTTGGAACTTTCTCACTTGCGGGTCAAACGTCCCCAATGACTATTATAGACCCTGTTATGAATGCTGGATACGAAGTTATTATTTCGTTAAAACAAGAAGGTGGAACATTAAGTGGGGTTTCCGTTCAAAATATAACCAAAGGTTCATTCCAAGTCGTTTTCAATAATGCAAACGATAGTGTTTATACCTATTTTGCTATGCCTAACTTTAATTATTTCGATAGTAATCCTACTCCATCAGGGGGCACAACAAGAACTATCGCTTACACTGCTCCTTCTACACAAGGTCAAATTGATTTCGGGCAAACTCTTTCACTCGGTAGTTATTCTATTGATGGAACACGAACTTGCACCAATATTGTCTTATCATTTAATATGTCTATTGTCGCTGTCTTTTTACCAGTTGGTGGTGTTGTTGGTATGCGAATTAAAGAAGGTGCATCAGTTATAGCGTCTGTAGAATATAGCACATTTACAGCGGGTTATAATCTTTGGCAACTCACGAATAATCACTTTAGTCCTACCTTATTTAGCACAACTGGAACTACTCGAACATTTACATTAGAATTGTATAACTCGACGGGAACAGGCGGTCAGGCGTCCGCAATTGTCTATCCATACCCGTCTCCTCCATTAGATAAAATTTATGAAATTATGTCTGCTAATTTAGTCGCTTCTTATTCACCTTAATCTTTTTTTCTGCTATTATCATAAATGATAGTCAAGCAATTAACCATTAGAGGTATTGCCTCTAACAATATACCCATTAAAAAACAAAAGATAGACTGGACTTTCTGGATTGCGTGTCCTCGAGTTCATCATTTTTTATCACTACGTCATCATTTACATAGTATTAGAAAGAAATAATTTTCTAACTCTATACTATAGTCTTACAAATGTCCGCAAGTGAATCCAAATTAGTCTTCTTATGTGGTTCTGCAACCGCTACAAACGCAACTCCTGTTGTTGTCCGTGATGTTCGCATTCTTGCATCATCTTTCGTTATGTTAGGTCTTCCTAATACTCGTGCTGGTGCTAATGCGGGTGTTGCTCGTGTTTCTGCTGTTTCCGCAGGTCAATTCTCCATTACTGGCGGTGCTGACGACCAAAGTGTCTATCCTTACTATGTTGTATCAAGTCCATTAGACGGTGCAACGGAACGCAGTTCGTATATTGCTTAAATGATATTCGTCTATTTTTTTTCCTATGTCTATAATAAAATGGAAGAATTCAATAGCGGATTAATCTCAACTGGTTTCACTGTCTTATGTTATGTAGTATGGAAGATAGTTAAGCGATATAGTCTTAAATCAACTTGTAATCACAACCAACTCCATAT